CGGCAGCGCGGGCACCAGAAGTAGTGCCAGCCTCGACTATTCCCTCATAGCTGAATGGCTTAGCCAGTGCCTCATCAACACGACCAACTTGGGAAACAGCGGTATCGTTGAGTGCGTTCGTGACAGCATTCTGTTTGTCAACAATAGACTGCTGCGCTGGGTCCAAAGCTGTCGTTCTTTTATACCTTGGTGTCCCGTCATACGATCCCGTTTGCTCATAAACAGAAGAACCATAAGGGGTATATTCATCGACCATATTTAAGGTCGCTTGAGCAATAGCTGTGTCTTTGTTAATGGCCCCTTGCGCTTCAGCAGTTTTTACTGGATCAGGTATAGCAGGTTGAGGCGGTGGCGATGGTGCTGATTTACCCATTTAATTTAACCATTTTTTTGCATTTTCAGGATATAGGCCGTAAGTGCAGGCCGTCGTACAGTCCCTCGCTCCGTAAGGGTGAACGCCCTCCAGAACAAAGCCAAGACCCGTCATAAATTTACGGGCCTTTTTATTTGATTTATTAGTGATAGCTGTCATCCGCTTAACGCCCAGTTGAACAAACGGGTAATTCAAGATTCCCCGTATATTTCCCGGCGTGGCCCATCTAGGGGTCGCGGTTATAAAAGTGATTTCAATATCATTTTGGCGATAGTTGTGGAAAATGGCAACCCCCATTATATCGCCTTCATTAGAAGACACTCCGATTGCCGTCAACGGTCGAGAAAGAGGAGCGCAATCAGGGTAATGCTCCTCGGCCCACGCCGCTAATTCATCGTCACGACCACAGACCAGTTCAGTCATCGTAATGCGTCAATCATGGATTCACCGTTCCGCTCCAGAAGTTTCATGCGGTCGAGTACGTCTTGGTCCCATGTGACGTAGTTGCGGGTTCGGGTGTCAAACTTATTTTCAAGCAGTTTAATTGCTTTACTAAGGTTTGACATAGGGTCGGCTGGGCCTTTGTTATTTCTTGCCTGCCGACCTTTGGCAGTCTCTATGGCTTTATCATAATTACCACCAGCAGCGTCGAGAATCCTTGTCGCAGTTCCTTTAGCATCGGCACCCCCATCAGATAGCCGACTCATCCCGTCATAGTATTTCAGGCCGGGGATGCCTGCGCGGCCAAGGGCTTCGGAGGCGGCTTGTTTGGCAGAGCCGCGATATGTTTCCCGTGCTGTTCGGTCAGAACCCACGGGCCAGTCCAGTGCGCCGCTCTTGTCCACAAGGGATTGATAGATTTTCTCACCCGTAGGATCGGGAGGGAGGTTGGGCAGCGTCCTGTTCGGATTGTTATACAAGGCGTCCAGCAATGCGCTGTCGTAATTACGCAAACCCTCTGGATCAGCCTTGTGCCCGAATTGCTCTAGAGCCGCCCGCACACCCTCCGGCTGCTCACTCAACGGCTTGTCCCAATCCAGATAGCGGGCTATGTCCTCGTCGGGGAGGTCGTGCTTGTAGAGGTATGCGTCCGTCGGCGGCTTGACTAAATCAGGTTCCACCAAATCCCTATACATTCTCATTTGGCGTTCGTTGAAGCCGTATAGGACACCGCCGACATCTTCTAGCTTGTTCACTTGAGACAAATTGCCCATCACAGTGGTAAAATCGTCAACTTCGTCCGGCGTCATCTTGCTGGTTAGATCGCCCCATCTTTCAACAATGCCATCGTTCCAAATTTCGTCAACTGGTTTATCTTTGAACGACAACGGCATCTGATCGGGATCGGAGAATGTCTTGTAATAGTCGTCAGCAACTGCCTTGTTTTGTGCATCATACCGCCCATAACCGTAAGCCTGTGCGCCCTCGCCCTTGCCCATATGGTCTAATGACCTCGCGGCACCCTCCGGCCCGTATTTGTGCGGCCCGCCTTGGAATACATTGGCACCCAATATAGCACCTTTCATGCCCTTACTCGCTGTGCTGTTCACAGCCATCGCACCCGGAAGGAACTCAGCCGCAATTTTTGTAACTTCAAAAGGTTCTATTTTACGCTCGCCTTGAACCATCTGCCCACCCTTTACAGATGCGTTGTACATATCAGAGAGCAATTCTGGCACCGCTGGGCTTATGTCGCCCTCCATGTAATCAGTCGATAATTGATCTTCATCCATGCCGCGCCGGGTTTTGAAAGGTAAAATCATCCCGTAATCGTACTTTTTATCCTGGTTCAACAGGGCGTCTATCATTGACTTTTCAACCATCACAAAGCACTCCCCTGCTGCCAAATCATATCGTAAGCAGTGAATGACAAAGTTATCGAGTTTGTATTGCCTCTAATTGTAGGGCTGGCGCATTCTCCCATACCAACCACTGTCGTCCAGGCAGCAGACGTCACATTGTCAGACCAATTAGCTTCGTCCCATTTTGAAACATCCCACAACGCAACGGAAAGCTCTGGGGTAGTCGGTATGTTCGTTGGATTTACATTTGAAAAGTCTAAATTTAAATCAACAGCAACCGCAGGAGCGCCGTTTGTTGTGAAATGCGGCCTGCATAATGTAAAAATCTTCTGATTTCCGCGTGATCCGTAATAAGAAAACGCTGGCCTGATTTTCCAATCTATATCTGCATTATTATCACTGGTTCCAGTGTCAGCCTTGTATATAACGCCTCCAGATTGAGCGCCAAAATACAAATCGTCATTAAACAACGACCAACACGCTGCATTCTGGCCTGTAAATTTGCACCAAGCGCCTGTTTGGCTGTTAATAACGTACTGGTAAGCTGTAGTAGACGATATCGGAATGTTAAAAAGCGAATACGATCCTTGAGGATAATGAAGCGACTGCCAGCCAAAAATACTTGAATAGGCCCGTGTAGATTCAAGAAATTCATTTTGGATATTGTTAGACAAAGCTCGGCTGCTTCCCGCCACCTGATCAATAGGCAGGAAAACGGACAAAGAAACAGCGCCATCCTGCGTCAAAACAGTAAGATCAGACCCTACTTTTTCAAGACACCTACGCCCGATCGGTGATCCGATATTAAAAACGCCGACAAGATTCCAAGCAGTAGAAGAGGACGGATCATTCCCGGCGTATATTATACATTCCCCCTCGCTTGTTACGGCAACAAACAAGTCTTCAGGACCAGCGCCGCCATCTCTCGTCCATGATCCAATAGCTTGGATGTAACCGCCCTTACTGCAAAGACCGCCAATGTCAAACGTGGCAACAGTCCCCGCAATGGAAACAACCGGCAGGTAACCAAATACTAAGCTGTCGTTAAAGACAAAGAACAAACGTCTTTGATGGGCCGCAACGTGTACAATATTTGTAGCCGTGACGCCCGCAAGACTTGGCGTAGTGAACGCGCTGCCGTTGTAATAGATAGGCGCATCTGCACCATTAACCATAAAAAGAAAATTGCCGCCGGATGTGCCAAACATTGTTGTTTGCCATCTGGCGTTAGATTTACCCGTCGCAATAGCGGTAGACCCTCCAACAGCAGAGGAGTCGTAAATAACCGAACCAGCCGCAGAGATCAGCTTGCGTGTTGATGGCCCAGCGTATTCAACTAATGTTTCAACCGCGCCTGAACCATTCCCAGTCGAATGGGACTCAAATCCTGACCTTAGATCGCAGCTTGTCAAGTTTGGAAATATATTCTCTAACTCAACAGCAAAATCTTCAGGCATATTGGCGAGAGAGTCGCGGGCGTTCCAGCCGCGAACAGGCGCAGGGATGCTACCACTCTGTGCAGTTTTAGTTTTCCTGGTGTTGTCTAAGAGTGGTTGGAGCATCTGCTACTACCTTTGTCCAATAAGTCTCATTATCATCTCAAGATGCTCTGGCGTAAGGCCACGAGTTGCGCCGAGGTTATCAGGCGAAGCGCCGATTTGAGTAGGAGGCAGGCCACGAGTTGCGCCGAGGTTATCAGGCGAAGCGCCTATATCAATCGGGCCAATATCTGGGTCATAACCAACTTCGTCTATTGTATCAGCGACAAATTCTGGAGCCATTTCCATCGGGTTGACCCCGCCGCCGTCTGTCTGCATTTTTTTTAGAAGAAGTTCGATATCTTCCGCAGTAGGGGCTTTATTCATAACATCATTCCTTTAAAAATCGCCAAATAGCGGGCAATGTTTCTTTAAAAAACTTATCATTAATCACCCCTTTCAAAGTATCTCATTTTCACTTCTTGGGGTTTGAAAAAATCCTTTATAACACCAATTGCCACATCAATATTGTATTCCTTGCAACTAAAAATATCGATATAGCAATCCCCGGTTTTGTCTGAAAAATGCCCAGTAATATTGCTGGTTTCGATCATCTGACAAAAACTGTAGCCAGCCGCGTCTGCGTCATGTGTCGCAAAGTGGGCAATCATCGGTTCACCATACGCTTTCATATCTATAGCAGAGACGATTTCATTGATAAATTCCCGAATATTTTTCTCACTTGTTGCCTTCTCTATTGGGCAAGACACGCAATCGAAAAGCGCATGATAGCCCCAAGACATAGCATCACCAACTACCCTCAGGAATATAAACGCCTGCCATAGAACTGCTGCCAGACGTCATATCAAGAACCCTTTTCCCGCCTGCGCGGGACGTTTCGTTCGCCAGCTTCTGTTCGTAAGATCGGAAGTCTTCAGAATAATCCAATCCGTTCTTTTTCTTAAATCTCCAGACAACACCCAATTCCATAAGATTCTCGTCAAGAACGCCAACATCGGTGTCAGCAGCCCATGCCGATTGATTGGTCCCAGAACTGGATTGGCAGAAATAAGTTGATTGATATTCAAACACCCATGTATTGCCCGCAGGGGGCGCTGGGTAGGCGTAGAGCTTCCCACCGAATAACCTGTAGCTAGAATATGGTCCGGTGGCTGTGCGGGCCTTTAAAGCCTGCCATTCAATAGGCGATAATGGCCCCACGACCGGCTGGGTCAGCGTCCGGTCCCAGAATGTCGAGCTAGTAATGTAAGAAAATCCGGGCGCAAGAGTTGTCATAACACCCTGCAATTCGGCAGCAAGGCTTGTGTGAGTCTTTTCTATTTGAGACGCAGGCCACGAATAACGGTCAAGCAACTCGCGGCCTTCTGTCTGCGCCAACGACAACAGCGTCCTGACGGTCTGATCTGTTGACGCCACAACAACAGACGGACGAGTTAGGCCAATACTATCGCATGAGTTTTGTACTAATGTTAAAAGCGTCATCTATTCCTCTTTTCGTGGCCTTCCACGTTTTCTGACCGGCTCGTCATCTAAACGCTGCATAAGCTCTGATATCTGAGCGTCTTTACGGCTGACAATTTCAGACAAATCATCAACCTTAATCCGCAAAGCTGCAACCTCTTCCGAAGCCTTGTTGTTCACAGCCGCCGCAAGATATGATTTTGCCTTCTCGGCCATAGCAACGCCGCCCATGCCCAGCTTTCTGATTGTGTCGGCGTTTGCTTCAGCCAAATCCTCAATTGTCCGTACCGTCGCGCCGTGGCACGTCTTTAACTGAGCCGGAGTGACACCTGGCCAATTCTTTAAGTCTGTCCCATTAACAGGTGCCTCACGGCCATCTTTCCATGCTTCGTATGCGGTGAAAGCAAACGGAGAAGGCGGTTTGCGGCGTTTATCACCGTGCCGCCACTCTTGAAGAAGGGTATCAGTAATTTGTTTATCAACCACTAAGCCGCCCCCAGGCATGGTGATTATTGCAAATTCCACGTCTTTATAGACCGGCATCCCTTGAGCAATAGATTGCTCGCGGTCTTCTTCTGGCCGTAACTCAAAATCGACATAAAAACCATGTCTTTCTTCTGCTAACATATCGACCATTTTTTTCCCTTTCAATTTAAAGATGGGGACGCTCCCCCCATTTGCCTCTTCTGCGTCCCCATCTCAGGGATCGACAAGATGCAAATAATAAAAGAGCGCCCCCTCCCTATTTAAGCCGCAGTCGCGTCATCCATGAATGGCCGCTGAATCTCAAATTCAGCAAGGCCAGTAGATGGCGTGTCTACCGCAGACGCACCCTTGGCAAGTTTAACACGATCACCAGCGACAACAGCATCATCGATGCTACCGGCAGTGGAAGTCGCGAAAACAAGGCCATTGTCAGCATAGCTGGCTTT